AGATCGCGCCATGCCCCTCGAACTGCATATTGCTGAGCGATTTAATTTCCAGGCTGGTCGTCAAGCGGATTGGGTTCATTCGTTTTCGCTCCAGTTTGCGTTTGCACGGACTGCTGAAATTCGTCTCCGGCGGCATCGTCTCGCGGCGTGCGGCCTTCTATTTCGCGCCAATCGTTCGGCGTTATCACGCCGTTCTGCAATTGGATCTGCAAACCGTTCTGACGATCAATAAACGATGCGCGTAACCTCGCGTCCAGATTAAATCGAATTTTTAGCCCGGCGTTGCGATCGGCGGGGGTAAAAAAATCGCGTTCCATCGCCGATTCGAATGTTTGCGCCACCGGCATGATAACGTTGAGCGTAAAATCCTCGGATTGCTGCTCGACGTTGTTGTACTTGCCGGAAGTCAGGTCGCCAACGTGATACGGCGGCACGCCGAATGCTCCGGCGATCATCGTCCGCTGCAATTGCCGGGTTTGTAGAAACTGCGCCTTGTCATTCTCTATGGGGACGGGAGTGCCGGTCTCTATCCCCGGCGGCAGTAACAATGCGCGGTGCCGCTTGTTCCCGGAGTAGGTATTTTGGAAATCCTCGATGAATTTCTTCTCGTCTTCCGGAGTTTTGAATCCCCTGACTCCCTGCAAATAGCGGAAGATCACGAGCGGGACGGCCCCGTTCGCGAAGAAGGACGCTCCGAATTCCTCGGCGGCGATTTCCAATGCAATAGTGGTCGCCACGTCTCTCACCGGTGAATCGCCGGAAAAAAAATCACGCGATGGTCCGCGCACGAAATGCACTTTGTCGAACGTCCACTCCTGCTGATTGCCGTGCTTGAACGTGACTGCCAGGGTGTCCTGGTCTTGTTTGATCTCTACATTAGACGGGTTGACCGCAAACAGGCGGCGTATCGGTCCAGTCACGCCACGGCCGATTTTGGCGATATAACGGCCATGGCGCAGATAAGTGCTGACGGCATCCTGCCAATAGTCATAACTACTTTGCCATTCGTTCGGCTGCCGTAACAGATGTGCTATCGGATGATTCGGAAGTTTCTCCTTGACTTCTCGGCCATTTTTCAAGCTGGACTGATAAACGTGCACGGGTGTTGATGCCATGCGTCGGGAAATCGAAGTTACAATTGCATGCACGGTCGGGGAGCGCATGCAATTATCGGGCGTGACTAACCCGAATGAACCCGTTTGCGCCGCCAAAAGCCGAAGGACTGTGTCGTAACTGACATCCTTGCTTTCTGGCTTGCGGAAGTATCGGAAGATATTCACAGCGCGATGATGTTTCCGGTCATGTAAACGTCATCCTGTTTAGTGCTTATTATCCGTGCCAGCGCCATGATCAGCGCGATCGCCGGATCGATCTTCTGATCCACGCTCTCTTTGTTAGGATAAATATTGTCCTTGTGGTCCCAATGGCACACGATGTTGCTGATGGCCCACGCCAGGACCGGATCGCCGTTGTGGTGGAACCGCTTGCCGACCACGAGTTCGTCGAGCTCCTTCATCGCCGGCGAGAAATTCTTGGGGATGGCACGCATCTCGACCATCGGCGCGCCGTCCTCGATCATCTCGCCGACGAACTGCGTCAGTTGGAACGGGTCGAAGGCGATCTCCTTTACCTCGAACCGCGCCATGTCACCGGCGACGTTGCCCAGCAGGCGCCGGTCTTCCACGTTGCGCCGCCGGCAACCGTCGCTGCCGATCAGCTCCTCGCGCACCGCCTCGATATCGAGCACCTCGCCCTCGGTCGTGCGGATGTAGCCCTCGCGCGCCCAGCCGGCGATCTGTTCCCAGCCGCGCCGCTCTAGCAGCGCCTGCGGCATGTAATAGCGCCCGAAGGCGTACACATCGTCGCCGCGGCGGAACAATTTCACCTTCGCGAATAAATCCTTCTTGAACGCCGCGTCGAGCCCGATGATGCACGGCTCGCCCAGGAAATCTTCTTCCTTCAACGACCGGTCCGCGCACGCGTCCCACTGCAGCATGTTCATCCACGCGCTGTCGGCGTTGACCCAGACGTTCAGGCGCTTGGTCAGGAACTCGTTCAGCGCCGCCGATTGCACCTTGGCCATCGCCGCCGCGCGGCGCATGTCCTCGGGGTCCACCGAGATTCCGTAATTCGGATTGGCCTTGATCCAGATCGCCTCGTCGAGGGGATCGTCGCCCTCGTCGATCGTGTAGATGATTCCCCAGAACGTCTCGTCGTCGGTGGCCTCGCCGTCGACTTTGTAGCCCAGGCCGTCGTGCCGCTTGAGCACGGCGTTGAGAATCTTCGTCAGGTAAATGCGCTGGTCGTAGCAAATGCCGGCGCGGTTGAAGCCGGCGGTGGTGATCTTCCAGTGCAACGGTTGCGAGCGCGAGCCCATGGACGAGTCCATGACGTCGTGCACGTGGCGCGTCTTGTGCGCGTGCAGTTCATCGTCCAGTACGCAGCTAGCATTCAAGCCGTCCAGCGTCGATCCCTCCGCGGCCAGCGGGATCATCTTCGACGAGGTTTCGCGCACGATCAGCGAATGTGTCAGGACCTCGACGCCGAAGCGCGCGCGGTATTCCCCGTCCATGCGCCCCATTGCCTGCGCGATTTCGAACACCACGCGCGCCTGCTCGCGCGTGGTGGCGACGCCGTAAACCTCGGCGCCGAATTCCCCGTCGGCGGTCAGCATGTACAGGCCGACGCCGGCGATCTTCGTGCTCTTGGCGTTCTTGCGCGCCAGTTCCTCGTATACCGAGCGAAAGCGGCGCAGTCCGTCCACCTTGCGTTTCCACCCGAACACGCAACACAGGCTGAAGCACTGAAACGGCTCGAGCTTGATGCGCTCGCCGGGCGTGCGTTGCGCGAACCAGCTTTTTACGTGGCGCAGCAGGCTGATGTAAACGCATACCCGCTCGGCGGCATCCTCGTCGAAGGTGTACGGCCAGTCGGGGTCGCTCCGCTCGCGCGCCAGGTCGTCGAGCTGGCGCTGGCACGCGGCCTTGACCCACTTGCAGGCAACGACGCGCCCGGCGACGACGTCCTGCGCGTAGTGCAGCGCGAGTTGGACGTGACTGGCGCGGATTTCGGTTACTGGTAGGCTGCCCATCCGCCGGCCTTCGGTGGATCCATCCCGGGCAGCGGAATTTGCGAATCGGACTGCGTCACGCGCGTGCGGTCAGCGGGGCTCATGCCGAACATCGCCAGGAACTTGGCCATCTGCTCGAGCGAGCGGTTGCGGATCTGCTGCAGCACGGAAATCTGCTTGTACCCGGACGGCGTGATGCCGATGCGCCCGGCCTCGCCGGACTCGTTTTCTGCGTTGTGAATTTTGATGCGCCCGCACGCCCACACGTACTCGCCCCACGCGTCGCAGTATCCAGAGAGCGCCGCGCGATCGATCTGCGCGATCAGCCCGAGCTTGTACAAATGCGGCGTGATGCGCGCCCACTCCAGTTTTGCCTCGCCCTCCAGGTGCGGCGGGCATTCCGGGATCTCCACGTCCGGCCGCACCGCCTCGTCGAGCAACGACCCCAGCCGCTTCTTCCCGGCATTGCCGTTGAGCAACCGCAAATTCGGCGGCATCGGCTTCGGCCCTCGTTCACCACTCATGACACACCTCGTTGAAATTAAAAAACCGCCGGTCAGCTACGACCCTTCGCTCCTGTCGCGGATCATCTGTGTTGACCTTGATCCACCTAGCCAGGTTCCGATCGCTCACCATGGCTGCACACCGAGCTGCCGGCGGCACTCGCTTCGCGCTGTTTGGTATTCAGTACCCGTGTGAAATTCTGTTGATATACCCCTGCTCCTATACCCCCCTCCCGAAACTCGCGGCCCCACACGCGTGGTGGGGCAGCGGTCTAGGGGCGGAGGTTGTAGATTTTCGATTCCCCCCCCCATTGCATGTAGAGGTACGATTATCAAGCGGCGTTGTTGCGTTCTTCCCGCTGCTTTTTGCTGTTGTGGTCGTGGGTGCACAAGCCCTGCCAGTTGGCCTCATCCCAGAACAACACCGGATCGCCACGATGCGGCTTAATGTGGTCAACTATCGTTGCCGCAGTCACGTGGCCACGCTCGACGCACATGACACACAACGGATGTCGTGCCAGGAACGCCTTGCTGGCCTTCTGCCAACGGTAGTTGTACATCCGCTGCGTGCTGTTGGCGCGCTGCTGGTACTGATCGGCAGCGTGCTTGGCGCAGCGTCCGGTATCGGTCAGAGTTCCGCATCCAGGATGCACGCAGGGACGCTTGGCGGCTCGTGGCATGGGATTGAAAATG